ATGGCAAAAATAAAAAAGCATTTAAGCAAACGAAGACAACAAATAAGAAGTATTTCCCATGATTGTAAACCTATTCACAAACGTATGACTTTGTGGATTATTGTTAGCATACTGCTAATAGATATAGTCTTACGTTTTGGAATTCTTAAATAAATTTAGTCTCTTCAATTTACTAGTAAGTAGTTAGAAAATTGATTAGTTCATAAAATAAAACCCCAACTCAAGATAAGAGTTGGGGTTTTATTATTCTATCCATTCATCATCGAAATATTCGTCTACGAATTCATCTATCGTTTCGCAATGTTCCGTTTCTTCTTCAAATGGATTTTCTTCAGGTATATGTTCTTCACTCCACTTGGTGAAATTATGAATCTGAATGTTTCTAATATCATAAAAATCGATTTCTTGTTCACCAATAAGAACAACATCGAATTCTGCCATTCCACGGAAAACACCGAAAACATGCGGTTTTACGCGGTCATATTCATCTAACGAATTCAATTGGATCTCTAACACTTTATTTTGCTTAATGGAACGATCTAAAAAATATTCTATTTGCTTTTGGGATTGTTGGGGTAATCGCTCGATGTTTCGGGCGTGGTATTCGTCTGTATTTTTAATTGCTTCTGTTAATTCGCCCAATGGAAAAGCTGTGGGCCACTTTAATTCGAATGGCCTGTCAACATACTCATTGTAAGGTTTAAACTCTTTTTTAGTTCGTCTCACCATCTGATACACTCTCCTATCAGAAATATTATACGAACGTTAGTTCTGTTTTTCAACAAAAAAATATTAACATAACAAAAAAACACCTATCTCTCACAAGAAAAAGAGGTAGGTGTTTAATTATGGACCATACAGGACTCGAACCTGTGACCGAACGGTTATGAGCCGTTTGCTCTAACCAACTGAGCTAATGGTCCTGGAAACTTTACTTATTAATTAATCTATAAATTAAATGAAATAAGCTCTAAAGTTAGAATTTTTGCTCTTTTTGATTTAGTAAATGTTGGGCGACTACTCTTTGATACGTAGAAAGTGACTGGTGCATAGACACAATCGTTTACTTCACGTAATCCAAGTGTTAATATTTTATTTTTATGCGGATGGCTAAAAGCTATGTCTAGTTTCATAGATGAACCAAACTTATCTGCTTCAGACACATATATCACTGAATCATTGTATCCCTCTAAAAATATTTCTAGAATAAATTCAAATAGCTCTACTCGATCTTTTATAGTACCAAAATTGCGGTGCCTTTGCAGATGTTTATATGTAATAACTTCATCATTCAATTTTTGACAAATTATTCTAGGTGAATCCTTATAAATTTTGTGTAAACCCAATAAATGTGGGAGTTGTAAGATGTCAAATTTTACATAAAAACAGTCCAGTTTAACAAATGGCGTTGTTATAACAGCCATTTTGCCATCAAGATTTGATAAAAATAAGTTGTATGTTTTCTGCAAATCTTTAGGCATTTTTACAACTCCTCTATAATTTTAGACATAAAAAAAAAGAGTGCAAATCATGGATACCGTCCCATGCTGACCAACGCTAGGTTAACCCACCTGCTGGGGAACGTGGGTGCACTCAATTCCCACTTTGCTTGTAAATAATGATCTAAAGCTAGACTAGAAAACGAGGTAATGATATCCTTTCCTCACACTTAATATAACATCTAAATGTATCGTATGCAATAAAAATATCTCATGAAATTATTTAAAATACAACATAAAAACAAGTTTAAGAAGATTTTTTCACTTACAAACACGTAAATGTGCCTGATCATAAGCTGGTTGCCATATTGTTAATTTTAATTAAATAACAAAAAAAGAGCCACCTTGGGGGAGGTGGCTTAAGAGAAACTTAATAAGTGTATTCTTATTTTAACATTAGAACTATCAATAGTTCAATGTTTGACCAGGATAAATTAAGTTAGGATTAGCTAATCCGTTCCGTTGTGCTAAAGCTTGATAAGTCGTGCCAAGTTTAGCCGCAATACTTGATAAATTATCACCATATTGGACTGTATAAGCGTTGCTTACTGCTGATCCATTGACTTTTAAAACTTGGCCAGGGTAAATCAAATTAGGATTAGACAATCCATTTAGCGAAGCTAAGATTTGATAGTCTGTTCCATATTGATACGCAATGCTGGATAATGTTTCACCATATTGAACTACGTGAGTAGATTCTGGTTGTTTATCAGGAACAGCTGTTGCATCTGGTAATAGTTCAATATCGCCTTTACTAATCCATGACATGATACCTTCAAGCAATACTCTGCTTCCAGTTACTTCTTGTACTTTATAGCTGTTTCCTTTTACCCATTGCGGAATAGCTTCACCAGTTGCCCATGCATCTACATTAAATTTCACTTTGACGGTATCACCGACTTTAACTGCAGAAGTAGGTGTTTTATCTACTTCTTTACCTTCCTCAATAGCTGGTGTGTCCGTTTCTGGTTTGTCAGTAGCCGTATATCCGTTATCCGTTATTCCTGTTAAATCTACGTTACCATCTAAACCACCTGCAATATAAGCGGATGTGAATTGCCAAATGCCAATACCATCCATGCTTGGGAAATAAGCATACAATGGATATGGTGACACACCATCGATAGGATACGCAGCAATCCATAAAGAGTTAGGAAACTCTTTGATGATTTGTTGATAGTTTACATGATTTAGTGTAAATGGCTTATAGCTGTAATACATTGGAGTATAGCCAGCCTGTTTGATTCTGCGCATACCGTACAAAATTGTCTCTGTATTTGCTGCTTTTTCGGCATCTGAACTTACATATCCTCCATATCCATCTGGAACACTAGCCAACGCTCCATGTTCAAAATCTAATGCAACGATGGAATTTTTAGGCGTTTGAATACGTGGCAAAAAGTAATCCATTGTTGTTTTCGCAATGTCCATGTTTCCCCAAGTGTCATACCAAATATAGGTATGCGCACGTTTACCTTGGGCAATAGCACTTGCTACTTGCGTTTTATATGTGTATTGTTCATAAATACCGCTAGCATTGTAGCCACCAATCTGGGCAATAGCGAATTTATCATGCGCATAGCCAAAACGACCTTGTTCACCTTGATAAATCGCCCAGTCAACGCCTTGGTCACCTTTTGCAGCAAATACATTTAAAGGCATAAAAAATAGAGCGACAAGCGCTCCAACTAAAATTTTCTTTTTCATTCATTTGTCTCCTTTTTATCTGATAAACCAGGCGTTGTATGGTCTGTCACAATTCCTAAAATAGTTAATACAACAAACACTGCATTGACAACATCTAACAGCTGCTGATTAATCACATCAATTTGAAATTTATACCCAAAAGGGACTGCAACTACTTGAATAACTAGCAAAACTGCAGGAATAAGAGACAACCAGAATTGTTTATTTTTTATTCTTGATTTCCAATCAATCATTTTTATTTCCTCCAATTCCTCGAAAGAGGGTTTTATTTTGTTCTTCCAATCGACTAATGCGCACTTCATGGTTATTTAATCGGTCAACAGCCTGTTTTAGTTCTTTCATGCTATCTTCTAATTGAGAGAAGACATGATAGAATTTCATTAATGCGAAGATAATTCCGCTTAAAAATGTAATCACCGCTAACCATTGTTCTAGTGTTAAGTTCATCCTGCACCTACTTTCTACTTACAATAAAACCGCTTAGCTTTCGCTAAACGGTTTATCTTTAGTTTATTCCATCATTATTTTATGTTTCCGGGAAAGCATCTGCAGTGTACCAACTACCACAAACATAATGATTCCCTTTTCTGTCACTACCAAACCTAATTCCCTTCACGCCTTCCTCATATAATGCTCCATAATTACCTTGAGGATAGGTATATTGCACAGTTGTTAATGCGGTATTCCAATATCCTGCTCTCATTTCTTGATCAATCATAAATCCTTTAGGAATTTTAAAAATTTGGACCATGTTTGGCTTTAATTTTTCTACATCCACCACATTAACTCGCAAATAAGCATCGACCTTATTTCCCTTACGAACTAAAAGAATATTGGTTTCTGCTCCAAAAGCACTTCTGTATGCAGCTTCTACTTCATCCAGTCCTGCTTTTTTGTAAATAAACGTTTCATCTTTTAAAGCAACTTCTTTTCCATTTACTAAAGGAATTTCAGAAAACTCTTTAATCCCACCTATACGCTGGGGTTCAGTTAAATTCACAACATTCGGTGCAAATGCGACTTCTTTCCAGTCTGTCCATGTTGAAGGGATTCCACCAAATTGGCGAATAACAACTGTCCGTTCTGTTTGAAATAATTGTCTGACTCCACCTGAATCTTTATTAACAATCAAGCTTCCAGAGTTTGGTAATGGTTTATTTTCCACCCCTGTAGCTGGAATCGAATAAATACCTGGATCCACAGCATCATTTAAATCTAATATTTTAGAATTTTTCCTTACAAATAGACCATTTTCTGCTTCAGCTTGTTCAATAAATAAATCCTCTGATTCTTTTTTTGTATACGAACTGCCCAATGCTGCGAATTTTTTATTAGATTCTTCTTTAGTATAAGCTCCTACCTGTTCAGAAGTTACCTTATGAGGATTATCAAACTGCTTAGTATGACTATCAATGTTTTCGTGTGAGATTGCGATTCCATCTTCTACATGATTCATGCGTTCAGATGTTACAACTGCACCTAACGCTTTATTCTCTTCTTCTGTCTTTAATTCATCATATGTTTGCCAATGCTGTTTTTCATAAGACATAAAAACACTCCTTAATCATTACTGTCTTTATTAGATAGAACTGCTTTTAAAGCTGCATTTTCATATTCTAACTCTGTTATTTTTTTTAATAATTGATCAATTACTTGTTCTGACGAAATTTCCATTTCTTTTATAGGCATCATATATTCTCCTTTTCCACTATTGAGGTTGGTTCAGTCTAACATCTTCATAATTTTTTCTATATGCAATAATATTCCAAGAAAAAGGTATTTCTGGCTTGTCACTTTTTACAATAAAATAGGTACTCTTTATTTCTTCTACCCAAATTGAACCTTCTCCGTAAGGACTTAACATAACATGGTAGTTTTCATTGTTAGTAAAAATTGTTTCTAAGAAAATAGATTCGATTTCAATTTTTACTTGGCCATCTGATCCAGTTACTGATTTTCCATAATCTGCAAAATAGTATTCTGGAGTTTCATAAGCATTTAATAAACGCTGTCCATAGTTTTCTGTATCAACAAGAGAATTTTTAGAGCCAGTAACACTAAGATTTCCTGTGACACTTGTAGAAGTAGCGGATATACTAATCCTTCCTCCAGATGATCCTAATACTTTAGTATCATTATTCCCTATACTAAAACCACTGCTACTCACATTTAAACTAGGACTCTTACTGGCTGTAGAAGAATAACCAAAGCTCCCAGGTGCAAAATTCAAACTATGACCACTACCAACAACATAAAAATTATCTAAATTAGCTGTCCCTGACATGTTATTAGTGGCGCCAAAAAATGACAAAAATGCTTTATTAAGCTTTTTATTAAATATCGTAAAAGATCCTTCATCTGAAACTTCTAACCTAACATTTCCTTCTTTTTGATTTATGAGAGTAGTATAGAATTTGAAAATTTCTTTTTGATCACTATTTCTTTTCCAAGTAATTGACCCATTATCTTCTATCATCGTGAAATCTTGTCCTATTGACGTTATTGTAGCACTCTTTATTCTTACTCCTTCAATATTAATTGCAGTCAAAGTACCCGTACTAATTGCGCTAGCATCAAGATTAACTACTCTTATTTTACCAGCATCTAAAGTTCCTACTTTTATTGTTCCAGCATCTACAGAACCTATCATCCCGTGAGTAATAATCGCATCATCAATTTTTGTTTGATCTGTTAGCCAAATTTTTGCACCTGTAATTTTAAGCCATTCTTTTCCATCCATTTCTTGACTTAAATTAATTGTTTTCACGATTTCGTCGGAAGGGGTAGAATTTTCAATTTTCTCCTTAATATCTTCATCTAAAGCAGTTGAGGTTTGCATTACCCATTTTCCATCTCTATATATCCAAATTTCAGTATCTGGGCCATTAGGTTTAAACCACAGGTCCCCTTCTTTCGGATTTTTAGGTTCGTCTGTCCCATCATATACATTATTTTTACCAGCAGCATCAACTCTAGAATATAAATCATCTAGTTGTTGTTGAATAGGTCCTTTGAATTGAGTTGTTTGTGATGAAATAGCTTTAGTGTCGGCTGAACTCGTTCCTTTTAAGCCACCTCTATATTCTAAAGAATAGCTTAGATTAGGACTTTTGAATTTGTTACCTTCTCTATCTGTAAAAGTAATCCAATCTCCAACTTCCAATGCTGGATTACCTCGCCAAGATAAATTGTATGGGTAAAAGTTTAAATTCCTTAATTTCACATACATATCATCTAATAATGTTTGTGTCATAGAATTATTAGATAACTTTATCTGAGCTCCTTTATCGGAACCAGCTTTAAGTAATATAGTTTCACTACTACCTTCTTCATCAGATCTTACTTCACAAGAAATACCGCCAAGCTTGTACATTAATTCGTTCTTTTTTAGGCCTTTCATAAAGTATTCACTTGGCGTTATTTGAAAGCGTGGATCTGTCAGATTTCTTATAGTTAAAAGTCCATCTCTATTAAAATGAGCGTATCCGCATTCAAATTGTGCTATCATTCCAATTGCTTGTCTATAAGTACAGTTTTTAGGAGTTTTTATTCTAACCGTGCTTAATCCATTAAATGACGATAAATCAACTTTAATACCAGCTTTATTAGCAATATCAATTGCAATATTTCTTATTGTTTCCATTTCAGGTAATTCTGACTTGTACATTCCTTCCATATAAACGAAACTGTCTAAAGCTTTAATTGTAGTCTTTTTCTCATTTCTATCAGGATCTGATTCTGTAATATAGAAAGTTCCCATATTAACATATTCATATTCAGTTGGCTTATATCCAACTAATTTAGCTGAACCTATCTTAGCTGAGCCTACTTTTGCCGGTTTAACTGAACTGATATCACTTTCTGCATCATGAATTACAACACCTAATTCAATTACGATTTCGTCCATCTCTTCAAACTCTGTAATTACTGAACAAAATTCTATTTCTAAAGAGTTAGAATACGTAGAGCCAATTTGTAGGCTGTCTCCGACCATTGCACCATAGTCAAGTTTTAAATAATTAACATCATTACCAGTGTATACTTTATTTTTTGCAGTTATACGAGTGACGATATTTCTATCCATGCTTTTTATTTTTTCTAAAAATCTTTCTGAAACTTTTAACATGTATACTCCTTTCTGCCTACTGTTCAATAAAGTTCATTTCTAATCCTTCCCACTTCAATTCTTCAAATTTACCATTCCATGAATAAGAAGGAGCTGATCTATCACCTACATAAAATGTTTTAACTCTTTGCCTTCCAATCAAGGGGTCTGGGTATTCAACTTGAAAGAAATTACTTTTTACAGCTTGCAAAATGGAAGAGACCTCTGAATCACTCAGAGGCCCCCACTTCATTGTTAATTTAATTTTCTCTGCAATTACATCTCGTACCATTTCTCCGTTAGCATTTCTGCCGCTAGAATCAGCATCAATTGCTTGTATCCCTACTGAATATTCTTTAGGATATCGAACAGTCTGTCCGTTTATTTTTAACATTCCAGACATAGTTTCACCTCTATATTTCAAGTGCATTATAACCAATTTTCCGATTATACTCATTAATTTTAGAAATAGCAATTCGAGCAAATTCTTCTCCGCCTATGTTTATAATTATATCACCATCCCGATTTTGCGAAGCTGATGCACCAAGAGAACTCACTAGGGACATAATTGCATTAACCAAAGAATTCTCTAGTTTAGAAATACCATAACTATTTACATTATTTGGAGAGGAATTGTTAAAATCAGTATTATTTATTGTACTTTGTGACGAATATAATTGGTCAGGCATACGCAGATTTTTAAAGTCTTTAAATTGATTATCTGGATTAAAAGGATTTGCGCCAGCTGGAACAACCATTTCTCCTTTATGAATCATTGCTAATTGGTCCTCAGGTACCCAAGGTGTTCCTTTAGCATAGCCATGTCCATGACCAATAACTTGAAGCATTCCTGTAACTCCGTATCTGTTTTTTGCATAGTTTATTGCTGCCAATGAATTGTCAAATCCATTAAAAATATTTCCATGACCTGGGAATTTATATGCGTTGAATGTAGCAGATATTGTTTGTAGTAGCCCTTTTGCAAGGTCTCCTGAAATAGTGTTTACATCAACATATCCACCTTGTACTGCTTTTTCATTTCCTCCAGATTCAGATTGCACTTGCCTTAACCAAGCACCAGTATATGTTTCATTAGAAGGTAATCCATTCATACTTAAAGCCTTTTTAATAACAGGCCTCCATCTTTCAACTCCAGTACCTTTTGGGGATTCGCTACCCTCATCAAAGAATTTTTTAACAAAACCGACTGCGCCTTCAGTCATCTTTGATATTCCACCTTTAGCAATTGACAGTGCGGGTTCAAACACTCCAGATAAATCAGTAAATTTTGATACAGCAGCATCTAATACTTTTTTAGGATTGGTTGCATAGTCCCAAATATTCGAAGCTAAATCTTGAAGATTATCCAGCCACCCACTAGTTCCTTTAGCATAATTTGGTATTTGATTTCCTGGTATAACCTGAGAACCTTTAGGTAAGTTAACTAACAAATTTCTTTGTTTAGGGAATAAACCAGCTCTTCCGTCAGGCAGCATAAACATTTCTTGATAACGGCTGCCAGCAGCATCATTAACCATTGCATACCCTCCTGGATGTCCATTGGTACCTTTTGCATACCTTGGAACTTCCCACGCAGTTAAACGATTACTTGATCCTACTGCTCCTAGTACCCAGTTAATACCATTGATGACTCCATTTACAGCGCCCCCAATAACACTAACAATTCCATTACCAATCGCTGCTGCTCCTCTTTTCACAGCATTTACACCTCTGCTTAATCCTGAGCCTATTTTTTCACCCATTCCAGATGCCCAAGAAGCTACACTATCAAATGCATTTTTTGCATTTGATTTGATTGTGCTCGAATAACTTCCCATTTTTTCTTTCATATTCGACCACGCACTAACAGCATTATTTTTTGCTGTATTTGCTTTATCAGATACTGTACTTTTTACATTTTCCCAAGTATCAGATGTTCCTCTTTTTATTTCACTCCATTTATCTGACACATTAGTTTTAATTGTAGATACTTTATCACTAACTGATTTTTTTGTATCTTCCCATTTTTCAGAGCTCCATTTTTTTACACTATCCCAAGCTTCAGATGTAGAACTTTTAATTCCATTCCACTTTTCATTAATCCATTTACCTAATTGTCCTGCTTTTTCTTTTACTGTATCCCAGTTTTTCCAAAGTAACACTCCTGCTGCAATAGCCGCTCCTATCGCTACTGTTATAGGTCCTCCTAAAATACCAACTACTGTACCAATCGCTGTTCCTACTGCAGAAAGCACTCCACTAAGGCCACCAATACTCGAAAGAAAAGTGAAGATTCCAGATAGAACTTCAACAACTTTCACAGCAGCTCCTATTACTTTAATAGCTCCTACAAATGTACCAAAAGCTATAACGAAATTTGAAAAACCTTCTGCGTGTTCTGAAAGCCATTGACCAATTGTAGACAACACGTCACCAAGTGATTTCAATACATCAACTACTATACCCCCTGTCCATTCGGCTAGGGGTTTTAATACATTGTTCCAAAAATAATCAAAAGCTGGCTTAAATGCGTCAATGACGCCACTAAGTAAATCAATAACTCCTTTTAACGTATCTAAAAATGCTGGTATTAAATCTTGAATAGTATAGCTTGCTAAAGGTAATAAGACGTTTTTATAGAACCATTCTAACCCTTCTCCGACCTTGTCAGCTAATGGACGAATGCTTTTCAGTAAATTTTTAACACTACTTAATAACGGCGTAAAATCAAGAGTTTTAGCCCAATCAGCAGTCGCTTTAGTTATACCATTTATGTGGCTTAAAATATCATCAATAATTCCAAGAATTATTGAAAAGATTTCTCTTCCAGTATTATTAGATTCCCATGCTTTCTTTAATTGATCAGCAATATTACCTATTGTCTTAAAAATATTAGTATAGATTTCTAATATATTAGCAGCAATTGATTCGCCAGTACCGTCATTCCATGCATCTCTAAAAGCGGTCGCAACACTATGCAAAAGTTCTAAAATAGAGTTCCACATATCAAATATAGATTGTATAAGGGCAGTCCCTCTACCATCGTCTTCCCATGCTCTTCTAAATGCACCTGCTATGTCACCAATAATATTTAATACATCTGCTAATAATATTAGAAGATTTTCAATAAATCGCTGGCCTGTCCCGTTAGTCCATACTTCCATAAATGACTTGCCTATAGCTTTTGCCAATCCTATTACTTCTTTTAAAGCATAGTTCCAAGCATCTATTACTTTTTTACCTTGATTATTCCAAGCATCTTGAAATGGTTTGAAAAAATCTTTAAGCAGATTTTTAAAGTTTTTCATCCACGCTGGCGGCTGGTAATCCCCTGTTGCTGCACCAAAATCAGTAGACGGTTTGTTAGGTTTATCTAAGGAACTATCATCCTCTTTGTCATTATTCAGACTCAATTTATTGATTTCGTCAAACCCCATCAATACTCGTTCTAATTTTTTCACTTTTTCCTTAGTTTTTTCTGCAGCATCTCCAGTATCTTTCAATGCTTGAATATCATCATAAAGTCCACTAGCTCCTGTCTTTGCTGCTTGATAAGTAGTTCCAAAAATAGATGCTATAAAAGCTGCAAATTGGCCTGTTAACGTTGCAAGTGCATTCATTAATGTATTAACTGCTGGCAAAATCGCTGTGTAAATGGGATAAAAAGCAGTCATAAGATTAACTTTGATTTGATTTAAAGAATTAGAAAATTGTTCATTGGTCCTAAAAGCTGCAAACAAATTTTTGGCTAATCCAGATATTGCTCTTCCAATTAATTGATAAACAATTAATGATGGTAACAATCCACGCATCGACTGACCTAGCTGTCCAGTTCGCCGAGACATTCCTTGTGTTCCTCGATTAACTTTATTACTAGTTAAAGAAAATATGCTTCCGAATTTACTTACAAAACCTAGACTATCTTTAAAACCATTGCCTAATCCTCTTGATCCATGAGAAAGAGCATTTTGCATACGATTAAATACTCCACCATATCTTGAAACTGCACGCTCTGATTGTTTCATTCCGGCTCCTGTTTTAGTAGCTCCATCCACAGCATCTCCTGTACGAATTGACGAAGATCCCAACGCCGTATTAATTCGTGCTAAAGCTTTTCTCAATGAATTAGCTCTATCTTCTGTTTTAGCATATTCTTTTTGCAATCTATCATTGTCATTAATTAATTTATTCATTTTGACTGATTGCTTTTGAATAGCTTCTGCCGTTTTGTCTGATGCAGGAGTATCTTTAAACTCTTTAAAACCATTTTGAAAAGTACCTTTCGGAATCCTTTGGTCTTCATACGTACTTTTTAATCCTTTTATTTTCTTTCTCATAGCTTCTATTTGAATTTCGTTCAGTGCCATTTTTTTCACAATGTTATCTAAAGAACTTGGCACCGAGTCAAATTCAGATTTTATCCCTTTGGCTAATCCCTTTGCTTGATCATGAAATTTAGTCATATTTGCTTGCGCTCTTGCGATTTGTTCATCGTATTTAATTGTTTTTCCTGTATCACCTTTTGCAGATGCATCTTGTCTTTGTGATTTTAAATACGCAACCTTCTCTTGTGCTGCTTTTGCTTGACCCATTTTTGCATTAATTTCATTGACCAGAGCGTCAACCTCTTTAGAAACTTTTGGTTTTGCTTTCCTTATACCTGATGCAAAGTTATTTCCAATATTACTTGATGCATCTTTGGTATTTTTAGAAATAGTATTAGTCATATGCTCAACATTTTTAGACAATTCATCCAATTGCTTACTAAACGCTTGTACGCCTTTATCTATATTTAGATTTTTTTCAGTTTTATCCATGCTATCTTTTGAAGTACCTTCAATTTTTTTTAACATAGAATCAAACTTAGGCCAAACTTTCTCCATAGCTGCATCGATTTTTGATAAGTTAACATCTAGCAGAACTTCTAATGTTTCAAGTTCTATCGCCATATTTTTCACCTACCTTTCTTCAATCATCTTTCGTTTCCTAGTTTCTTTAATAGCCTTGGCATTTTTCATTAAAATATCCTGATCTCTATACATTGAGTCTTCTTGAGTGTTGTATTCTTTTATTCCTTGATTAACCACTTGTTCAACGTCTTTCAAAAAAGGATATACTTCTTCAAACTTAGGGAATTTTTTTGGATCATTAAAAGCATAAACTGCTAATTTTTGTTGAGAGTAATCGAACATTGCTTTTTCTCTCAGCTCGTTTTCTTTACACTTTTTGTTGGCTTGAATCTGTACCATAAGCTCATCAAAAGTCATAAGCCAATATTCTGAAGCTGGGATGCCTGCTTCTACAGCTTGTGGATACATAGCCTCTAGAAGCTCACTTAAAGTGCTGTATGTTACAGCATGCTTTCCTCCTCGGTTACTTCCTGATCCAGAGATTCCCCATTTGTCTCTTCTTTCTCCGTTTTTTTCTTTCCGAAAAAACCAGATTCATCTAAGAAATCATTGATTTCTGCAAATAAATCCATTGTAGTTTTGCCTGAATCAATATATTTTTCGAATGCATCAACCATAACCTTATCTGTTACACCACTCGTCTTATTTGCTCCTTGCAAAATGATGAGTAAACTATTTGCAGGTGGTAATTTAAGTTCCCCTTGTTTTTTTACAAATAATCCCATGATACCTTCATCTAATCGCTTTTCAATGTTAAGAATAGATTTCCCATCTAATCGCAATTGAAGTGTTAAGTCACCAAATTCAAACTCTTTTGTTAAAGGCATAGCTACTAAATTATTTTTTGACATTTACATTTCCTCCTAAATAAAAGAGCAGAGAGTTTCTCTGCTCTTTAAATTGTTGTTTATTTTGTTGTTGGAGCAGTGACAGGTGTAAAATCTGGTCCTTTGGATACTACTACAACTAAATTAAAACCAATAGCTTGATTGACTTCTGCCCCATCAAATTTATAATCTGGTTCTCCTGAAAAAGTTGCTGTTAATCCATCAGGATAGGTAATCGTGAAATCAAATGATTTGCCAGATTTTACCATAGTATGAATATCATTGAAGTTTGTTCCTTGATAAACGATAGCAAATTCTAAGCTTTCACTATCTTGTAATCCTTTAATATATGCTTTTTTTTCTGAACCCAAGTGAGTCACTTCTACTTTTTCAGGGTCTGTTCCTAATGCTGGAATGGATTTTACTGCTGCGATATCTTTTGAAGTTGCCCCATCTTTGTATGACAACTTAGTGCCTTTTGATAATAGCCCTTCAAATGCTGGTTCTCCAGCAAATAGTTGTAAATCTAATTTTTTCATTGTCGCTACCTCCAAATTTTCATTTTTTATAAACATATTTTGTTACATTGTCAACTACACCAGTTAGTTCAACGATAACTCGATGCATATCAGCTGTGTTTGCATCTTTGCTAGTACCTGTAAATCCTATAGAATTAAACTTCTCTATAACTAATGATGTCAATGCAGTCAAACTAGTATTTCCATATAACTCAATAGTAATCATCCAAGTTGTCTGTAACTCTTTTTTTTGCGAATCGATTTCTTTTGGTTGTGAGCTAGTTCTATATATCGCGGAAGGGAATGAGGTCCAGTTACTTGGATAATCAGTTGCAACTTTCTTAATCTCTTTAACTTGTGTAAGTAATTGATAAACGATAGGTTTCAAGTCAATCTTATTCATAATTCCCTCAGCCTTTCTTTAACATGCTTTATATATATTTCTGAAGCTTGTTCAATCATTTCTTGAAGTGACGGATACAAGAACGGTCTCGATGGCTGACCTTTAGTTATGAAAAAATCTTGGCCTTGAATCGTAATTTTTGGAATACCATACATAGCTTCTAAGTCTATTGCTACTTTTTCAGCCGGGATAAACCAAGGTTTCTGCGAATAAACAGGCATTATTCCAGTCGGAATGGCTTTAGAACTTGCTTCTCCAATTTGCCCAGTACCAAACTCTCTGTAAATTGCTTGTTCTTTATCTGACCAGACACGGCCGACAAGATGACCACTCGCATCAACTACAACCTCATTTTTTAAACTTCCTGACAGTTCACCACTTCCGTATTTAATGCTGGAAGCCAAGCGTAGTTCTGCAGCTCCCTGAATCAATTCTGTAAGTTCAAAAGTCGCATCCCATGCTGCATCAGATATTAACTCTGTCGCTTTCTTGGTTTTACGTTTAAGGCGGTCTAAGCCTCTAATCTCAACACCCATTACACTCCTCTTTTCTTTAATGTGATATTTAAATGCGAAGAGAAAGGCTGAATTGATTCAATCTCATAATCTGGATCATTTTCTGGTTTAACATATAAACAAATGCCATCTTTTTCATTTCTATTTGGCTTTAACAAATCTCCTTGATATTTACAGAGTTTGATATAAGGTAAATGTTGACCATAAATTGTAGCTGCTACTTGTCCACCCGCAGACTGAATATTCATGTGTAGTTCATTGAACTCACTTGAATAGGTAACAACGTCATTTCCTTCATCATCTTTTTCAAGATGACGTTTTTTCAAGTAGGCAACAACCAAATTACGTTTTCTTAGACGCATAGTATTTCACAACCTTTCCTATGCGATAGTTATTCAATCCAGATTTTAGCTTTTCAGGAATATCTGTAATAAAACTTTGAGAGACACCACCCTCTGAGCGTGAAGTCTCTCCCTCGTTCCCTTCTTGATTCCAAGTGATTATTACTAGTTGACGAGCGTAATAGTATAGCTTGTCTATCATTTTTTCTCTATTGGTATAATCAAGAACTAAAACAATAGCATCCTCTAACATTCCTTTGATTTTTTCAGATTCAGTCTCATCAATTCCAAGTCGAACAACAAGTGCTTTTGTGTGCTTGATTACTTCTTCTTTATCCATAAAGATTACCCCTTTATTCGCCCGTTCCTCCACCAGGAATAACAGTTTTAGGAACCCAAAGTTTATGCTTAAATTGAACAATACGAACATTTTTAGACTCATAAACACGTTCCCAGTTTCCTCCTGTAGCTAATTCTGCATTCGTAGGTGATGAACCCGTAACAGTTTTATTTGTAAATTTCACTCCGCGTGGATGCAATAAGAAGTGTTGACGGTTAACTAAAATATCATCTCCAGCCAATGCATCCCGGTCTGTTTCTGTAGGAACAGGAGCTGCCCCATTACCTAAACCAATAGCACCTTGCCCGAAAATATAGGATGTAAAAACATCTCCAGATACTGGCATTCCGTCATCAACAATTACACGTTTTCCCATGTAAGTAGGAATCTTCGTGTTGTTAGAATCTAATAAGAATTCAATCAAGTTTTGCTTACGTAAGTTCGCATAAACAGATGAATGGACTGCGATCGCAGTTAGTTTTTCTTCGGCATCACCTAGTTTATAAGATGCATCTAAGAATGTTTCGCCAGTAAACGCTGAATCATTACCAGTTTCGGCTGAAATATCTAAACTATTTTCATTCATCTTAGTAGAAGCTGCTCCAAACACACCTTTTAAGACGCTTAACAAAGTAGCTTGTTGACGACGTGCCCAATAAGCAGCGACCAAATCACCGATCGCACGCATAGGATCATCCCCAGATAGAGCCTTAGATAAATCATTTACTTTCCATGCTTTACCTCGCATTAAAAGAGCAGCGACATCTTGACTAGCAGTAATTTTATCTGTTTCTAAAGAATCTGTATCAGATAACACTTCATCTTCACCAGTTAAGTCTTGCCAAAACGGCATGTTAATCAGCTTACCACCAGCAGTTGCTAACGCATCTAGTTCTGGGTCTTTCACAACAATACCTGACTGATACAATGCTGATAATTCAGCTGTACGTTCAATAACATAACTATTGAATACCTCAGGTACGATGACATCTTCGATCTTCGTTTTCGCTGCAAATATTTGCAAATTCATTTTAATTAAACTTTTTTTCATTTTTTCTCCTACTTTCTATTTATTAACTAATGCTTGTAAAGCTTTAGCTTTTTCTGGGTCTTCTCGTAGCAATCTTCCTTGTTCTGTAAGGTTTAAAGTTTCAGGCGCAAAAGGGTTTATGTCAGGAATAGATGCATTCGATCCTAGCGGTGAATCAACCGAACTCAACAGTGCCTGGTCAACAGCAATTTTTAACGCTTCGTCCCAAGCCTTTTTAAACGTTTTGACATCTTCTAAAATTTCTTCTGCTGTATCACCTTTAATACGCGACGCTAATTCTTTGCTAATTCCGATTGACTGCAACTGGTTACCTTTTTCTACAAATAATTGTTCCTGTCTAAATGCTTCTTTTTCCTTTTCGAAATCTGACTTCTCTTTGTTGAGTAATTCTTTTTGTCGTTCTTCCTCACTAAGTTTTGCTAAACGAGCAGCTTCATTTTTTTCTTCTTCGAGCTCTTTCTGCCAACGTGACTTTTTGCTTTTGACAATAGAATCAACTTCTTTGTCATCTTTAAAACCAAATTTTTCTTTAATTGCTGTAATTTCTTCATCGCTCAACTCATCTACATTCAACTTTTTGGATGTTTCAGAACCGTCTGGAATATCTGTTTCATCTTTTTCAGCAAAGAATTGTAGATTTAATAGCAACAGTTTTCTTTGTTCCATAGTTAGTACTCCTTCCATATCTTTTAAAGTGGATAAATGCTTGCACTTCCGGAGCTTTTAACGTCATCACGCTTGGACATAATAAAAAGCCCAGCGGTTGCTAAGCTTTCGTTTCTATCAGTTTATAACCTGAGGTTCAATTCTCTAAAATCCAAATAAATCACAACCCTAATATTTTTTTCTTTTGCAAGGCTATCTTTTCTTCTGGATACTTTTCTTTAAGCTTATCCATCCATTCATTATAAGTAGTTGCACCTCTGATAGGCATTATATCGCCACTGATCGGATCTATAGCTTCCCTAGGAAGGTTCAATATTCGTTTACTATAGATAATGGCAATTGTTCTACACCAGGGATGGAATGGAGGATACGTTCCGTTAGCCCCATTAACAACCGCTTTGGAAACTAAATAGACTTTATGATCTTTATTTTTACAGATTTTAGAAGTTTTCAAATCTAAAACTGCGACAAGCATATAGTATTTTATGCCTCTATTTTGCCATGCTTTAAGTTTCGCTTGATTTGACATATAATTCGCTTCTGTACGAATCAAACGCCTTGCAACACCAATAGATCGGTCAAACTCTCTAGCTATCGTCTTAGCCATTTCAAACTCTGACATTCCTGTCATTGACTCAACTGTGAACAACGCTTCTAGCCTTGTTGCTAAAGCTTCAGTATCACTCCACAAGCGTTTAGAATAATTTGATCCATGCCAATGACTATCAAGGATGTTCTTTGTGTATCTAGTCGATAACTCTTTAAACTGATAACCTTTTTTATTCCATACTTCAATTACAAGGCCGTTCTTAGCATTTTCTTTAGCTTGTCGAATAACTGATTCAGCAGTTGCTTCACGATAGGATTCATGAATAACATCGATATAGAACTCTGTTTGCTTTTCTAGTTGTACATTAGCAATTTGTTTAGAAACTAAAAAAGACTTGGCTTTTAAGTCCTCAGCTTTAGTTATTCGTTTTTTAAATGCTAAACTGGTTAATTTTTTCTTGGCTTCCTTTTGTAGAGTAGTATTACTTATTTGTTCAGACAAGACCTTTAACTTTACAAGTTCCGAAGGGGATACAGTTTCGTTCAGCAATCTTCTTGCTTCTTTTTCATCTAACCCTGTACGCTTTTTTGACCTATCAAAGAGCTTTCGGGTTTGTTTAGTCAAGTAGTATTGTGCTTGACGATAGGCTATTATTAATTTATCCTCTAGCGCTTTTGCCCCATCATTAATTCTTTTTTCCGCTTTAATATTTCGTAATTGCCAGTATGTTTGTTCGTCCTGTTTCTTTTTTTTAGCCATTTAATTAGCTCCTGATTTTTCATCACGATTAACTATTTCTATATGATTTGGATATTCTTTTGCTATTTCGCATAAGTTTTCATAAAGAACAGTCACTATATACTGAGAATCTTTGATAATACCTAACTGAATAGATCCATCAACATCAATCGTTGCGGCATGTTGCTTTATCAATACATTAGTCACAGCTATATATAGAGCTGATACACCAGCACAAATAATATCTTGTCCTTTTGGGGCAAAGTTTGCATGTCCTGAAATGGAATAACTTACATACTGATTATCTTCCTTTTTAAATATTGCTGTAATCATCGTAATTATCCTCCTCAGAACCTTTATCTAAATCGCTATGGCTATCTTTAGCTTGTACACCTAACGCTTTCTGATTGAGCTCAATAGCTTTCTCTTTTTCAGTATTAAGCTGTTTTAGAACCTCATCAACATCGTCTATATCAGGCAACCATCCCAAAAGAACTTTAAGGGGCAAGATGCCAGCTTGATAAGCGCTAACGATTTGATTTATAATATCGCTAGTATTGACAGGTAAATTAGGCTTAAGCTTGATTTTTGTTCCTTGAGCATCAATAGAATTATCTTTAACTTTTAGAATGGTTTCAAATAGTTCCAATCGTTTCCTCAAACCTTTAATCATGTATCTTGATTTAACAGACATGAGTTGTAGCAAGCCAAACAATTTGTATTTCATCGCTTCTCCACTAACATTACCTGAAAACTTTTCATCATTCATATCTGGCACATACGTAATCTTATGAATATCATCTAGAATTGCTGATCTTAAAAGATTCACTCCGTCTTCATTTAATTCTTTAGTAAGATAACCAGCATCTACTTCACTTGGCAACGCACCTGTTTGAAGCATTTTTTCTTTTGCTAACTTTTCACCATCTCCATCTTCCAACATAAACCCTCTTATGAATAAAATTGCGTCAACAAAAGCTTCTTTATCATTTAATCGATCAGATTGCAGTAGATTGTAAGCGTCAATTAATGATATAGCTTGTTCAAAATCTCCTTGCTTCTCTTCGTTGTTTCGGTATTCAATCACCGGAACTGCTTTAAAATAATGTGGTTTAGCATTTATAAACAAGTACTCACCAGATCCTCTTGATTTAGCATGATAGGTTATCACTCTGTTGTCGTTATAGTACTTAATTACATAATGATCTATCCCCCCTTGAAGTGTTAACACTGGCTGATAATGAACGGCAAATAAAGGATTTTTGTCTACTGTATCGTCTGTCACTAAAAAGATACCTCTTGGATCAATACATTTGATTTCTAGCTGTGTGGCATCATTATCCTTAGTCTTTTTCAAATATACAAGCTCATATCCAACGCCAAATGTAGACAAATCTTTCTCTAGTTCAGTATCATGAGAGACTATATCTACCCGATCGTAAGCTTCTAAAATAGGCCCAATATTTTTATCTGACTCTGCAACATATGAAATTGGATTACCTACCATAAAGCCTACATTCATATCAACAACATATTTTGCATGATTGATCAGAACTTTATTATTAGGTGCTCCTTCATTTTCTTTTGTTCGTTTTAAAATATCATGTTTACCATCATAATAATCTGATAGTTTTTGTAATCTTAATAATTCTTCCACATGTTTGTTGATACAAAAATTAAGAAGTTCAGCTGAAGGTTTATTCAAATCGCCAGCTATCTGTCTATTAACTACTATTGACACAATATCACCTCTCTTAAAATCCAAATTTAACTTTATTCGTAATGCTTACTTTTATATTTCTCATATCATCGCTAAATGCATATCGCGTAGCATCAATTGTATGATTGTCTTTATCTTCTAGTCTCGGTTTAGGATTACCATCTCTATCAGTCTGATAATCAATGTTTTCAAATTCCTTAGCTATATTTGGAGTCCTCAATGGATCGATACAAATAAAATCTAAGTCATCTAGCCATTGTTCACCATATTCAACCGAATCTGGGCCTTTTTTAACACCTTTTATATGATTGATACCATGCTCATTTACTAACTCTGCATTACTTTTTGGCTCAGCGGAATCAGAAAAAATTTCATCATTTTGATAGCCCTTTTCATGTAGTTTTTTAGCTAATTCCCTATTACTAATTTTCACACCATAAATTTCATCAATAGCATAGATACCATTTTTCTTTTTATCATAATGCCATCGAACGAACGCTAACGGATCAGTAGCATAGCCGAAGTCAAGACCGTTTCTGATATTATCAAAATTAGCAACCATTTCATCAGTTATACAGCCTTTCTCCACTTTTAGGTTACTGAATGGAACTACTCCAGAACCGATTGCTTCACCATCGTATTCCCATCTAGCACGCAAAGGATTTCTATCTCTTGCTGCCTCCACTTCTCTCAAGAATTCTCTCGAAATAAAAGGATTATCTTTATAAGTAGAGTGATGAACAAATGTATTCTCAGGTTGGAAACTAGATTCATATTTTTTGTTCACCCAAGATTGTCGACGTTTTGGCGGGTTGTAGCTGAAAAAGAATTTATAAAAAAGACCATCTCCTAATTCACCACGTAAAAGTGAATTGGTAATGGTCGTTACTTCATCTTCAGTTTTAAACTCGCCTAACTCCTCAATCCAGCCAATCGCAAACGGGAATCTACTATCTTTTAAAGACTTGATTCTTTCGGGATTTTGGGCACCTCTGAAAATCATATAATTCCCACGAGGTATGTATGTGATTCTTAACGGTGATTTATTAAATTTAAATAGATGCGTTACCCCTTGCTGTTCAATCGCCCACTTCATTTGCTCGTAGATTGATTGTTCTAATGTATTATCAACATATCGAATGCCAACCGCATTGACAGCATACCTCATAAGTAATTGAGTAATAATATGTGCAATATCTGATGATTTACCAGAACCGCGTCCACCCTTACAAACAATATTCAGTATGTCCGAGTTAAGAGTTGCTCTCCATACCGAATGAAATTTTTTCGGTAATAATTCTGATAGTTTTTTCTTAACCATCATCATCACCGATATCATCAACAAATACTGGCATTTCAGTAACTTCTATTTGTTGCTTGTCAGTGAACAGCGCATGACGTTTACCGAGTAATTCGGCTGCTTTAGTCCTCTCTTCCGTACTAGGGGTATATTCATAGCTTTTTTGATGAGTGAATACTTCTCCTTCATCATTAGTTGTTTCGGTATTATAAACACCTTTCATTTTTTCACCACGCATGGTGCTAGTGAGATATTCTAGGACTTCTTGTGCATCTGCAACTCTTTCGTTCTGCATCTTTTCTAGCTGTTCATCAATATATCGCTTCACGTTAGCATCTGTTAGCAGTCTACTTGCATTCACTCTTGCTGTGGTGTCTTTTTTTATGTTTGGATATGCGACTTTATACGCTCTCGTACCATTCATATCAATCAGCCATTCATCAGCAAAAACCTGATGTTTTGGATTCCTTATCATGTTATTCACCTCCTAATTAATTTTATGTAAATGTGCGACAGATACACAAATACCTGTTATACTCTTTATAAGGTAGCGCTCCTTTTTTAAAAACTTAAGTTCAGAAACTACAATCTATCTTAATTTTGACACTAACGCTACCTAGCCACTAGAACCCATAGTCTAGTGGCTTTTTTATGTACGAAAAAAAGACCACTAAATAAGTGATCTATTTTTCTTGATTATTGATAATAAAAAAGCGTATAAAATCTTTTCCAAATTTTGATATTTTCAATCTATCCTTCGCTTTAAGACTTATCTTACTTTTGCTAGTTAGACTTTTCAATTTTATTTTTCTTTTCCCAGACAAAGAATTTAATATGCTCTCTGTAGAATTTCTAATTTCCTCAATAGCAATTTGCATTTTTTTTATGTCTTTTGCAAGCTTATCATCATATTCATTTTGCATTAAGCCTAACCGATATAAGTTCTCTCTAACTGCAACATATTGGTCGTAATTGATATCGAATGCTTCTAATAACTCTGTATAGTTATTGTATCCATCGATATCAGCAAATGTATTGGTTTTATAGGACAATTTAAGAACTGAAATATCTAAAATAGTCAGTTTATCAAGCGTATCAAAATATAAATAAGCCACATCAAAAGATGGATTATCCAAATTCAAAAATTCTGAATAACCATTAATCATAAATTCAATTTTTTCTGCTTGATTAGTAGATTCAATTTTCTTCATGACCATTTCAAATATTTCGTCTAAAACTTCCTTATTTTCTAAAGATTGTTTTTCAAATTTCTCCTTCAATTCTTCGTTTCTTCTACTGATTGCTTGAACCATAATCTCTAAGTTTCTTATTTTCTTATTCGTCCTAAACTCAGTTATAGCTCCCCCAATGCCCGGTATCAAACCAGCTCCGTAATCAATCAATATATCACCACCTTGCTTCACAATTTCATTTGTTAATAAAGGTAAAGCATTTTCTTTTAGAAAGTCTTTTCCCTGATCAGCTACTATTGACAAAACATTTTCAAATAAAAAATTTTTAACTGCATTTGCTTTCTCTCCCACAATCGTTATCCCCTTTACAAATTTATATATACAGAATAACTGATTATGCGAATAATAAAAAGACCGCACTCAGAAGTGCAGTCTCAGATAGGAGGGAAAATCTTAACCGTCATTCGATCGTAAAGGTAGTTACATTTGAATTATTGACGATATTTTTATTTAAGCAGCAAAAGCTACTTATTGACGTGACAGGAGTCGAACCTGCATGTACTTGATTGAAAACCAACCGCTCTCACCAATTGAGCTACACGCCATACCAGAAGGAGCTACCTCCTAGCAATTGCTAATAAATCAAATTAACCTTTGCACACTCTCGTCAGAATGTTTTCCCATCAGGACGTAGCTTTCGCAGACTTTCACGGCTAAAATGATTATGTCACTGACAAGGATTTGCACCTTGTTTGGTCTATATTCCACCACAGTGACCGATCAATCAAACACCAGCAAAAACAATTGATTAAGTTTATCCTAAACGTACCTAGCTGCTACTCTATGAGTTTAGGAATTGCTCTCGTGCGTAAGCAGCTGCCGCAGAGATCTGGTTAATGTTCTTATCGTCATATGCTGGGATAGAGCAATATACCTAACCTCGACTAGTATGAATCAGGTAGTTACTACTGCATCCCTAGCAACTATTTGTGTCACTTGCAAACCTGTAGAAAAAAGAGGAGGTTATTCACCTCACTTCATTTTATTGAGAACGTAAGTCTGCAAGTGACCATCGAAAGTCAAATCAAACGGTGACTAAACCAGAAAGCGTTGTGTAATGTGTCCATTTCTTTGACTTTCGATATTACTATATTAGCATTCAAATTCGTATAAAAACCGCCAACTTTACGCCAAAAAACCGCCAAAAATTATTTATATGCAATTATTTTTCCATTGCGGTAAGCTTCTGCGAATTCAATCAAAGCTTCTGATTTCATTCTTTGAATACTTCTTTCGGAATAGCCGACTTCTCTAGCAATCTTGTAATTAGAGTAATGGTCCTGCACACAGAAATTATAGTGCAAAATTTGTCTGCTAGTTAGGCTTAATGCCATAAGCCCAGATAAAATTGCGTCTCTTTCTGCTTCTGCATCTGCTAATTGTACTAGCGCATCTTCTGCTTTGTTCCCATGACTTTGGCTTTTAGGCATATCTGTAATAATTGGTGATTTTAAATCTATCAAAGAGCGACCAGCTATTCGCTCTAAACGTCTAAAATTCTTCAACACATTTCTGGCATTCGCTTTTGTTTGTCGAAAATCTACTTCTTTTAGCAATTGAATCAAGTGGAATCGCTCCTTTTGTGGTATAATAACTATGTCGAAAATATTTCTCACAGCCGGAGCAATCTGGCTTTTTTTATTTTCTACTAAATATACTTTTTACAATACGTACTATGAGATAGTATTTTCAAATACATTTACTCATGATATAATCATATTAACTTTCTTGGGGATTTTATTTCTGAAATAAATTTCTCCTTTTCTATGATAACTGGCGGAAAACAGTTATCGATAGTTCCTGTCTCCACCAGAGACACAATGTCAACCTTATTTGTTGGCACTATTAGCACTTTACTTGGGAAAAGTGCTAACTACCACATTAGTCAGCCATTGGTCGGCTGGCTTTTTGTTTGCAAAAAATCGGCTAGTTATTGTAAAAAAGTTGCAATAAGTTAAAACTCCAATGTAATTGGCCTCCCGTATTTTAAAATTCTCCATTCGCCATCTTTTGTATTGGTTTTATTCATATGATTTCTTTCATCACGAGCTATCGTATAATCGAAAAATAAATCGGCTTTCTCTGCTCCATGTAAGTACTCAACATACACTCCATCAACTTGCCTTCCTAAGATAAAAACTTCTGGATAACTCATACGCTGGAACCCCCTAAATATAGCCCTAATCCCAAAATAAACGAGCATGAAAGGAAATAAACAAGGTCACTGCTTGTTATGTCATTGCCATACACGAAATAGCTCACGGTTGCTTTGGCTACAAGAATCATTATTGCAATGCCACTAACTTTATTTATTACTCTTTTCCAGTTGCGTTTCATTTATTCACCATCCACCTTCACAGCAAACGGCCAATAGCGCTCATCAACTGCTTTGATTTCTTGTTCTGTTAACATATCCACCTTTTCCTTACATGTCGTAAAATCAATTGCTCCCGCTAAATTTAAAAAAGTATATCCTGTGTTAGTCGCACCTTTGTCTGGTAATAAAACGTGATATAAAGGTCCCTTCTCGACTTCGTAGCCGTCAAGCCATGCGTGAGCAAACAACTCATGATTTTCAAAAGTATCAAGCCAGTCTGATACTTCTTTAGCTTTTTCTATATGCATCGTATCTCTAAGCTTACTTGTTGCTGAGCAATACAGAGTGCACTCTAATCCTTTGCATAACTCAATCCATTCTGCCACGAACTTCGGAACAACGACTTTTTTCGGTTCGTCTAGCTGTTTTGCTAAGCTAATTGCTCTTTCGTTGGCATAGTCAGCACCTCTCAAATAATCAAGGCTGTCTGTAGAAACTTCTATGCATTCTAACTCTTCAATCAATTCTTGTTTATTCATCGCTGTTTCCCTCCTATGGATATGCATTTATTGCTTTGCCATAACAAGTAGAATCACATGCTTGATAAGTTAATTGCCACTTATCATTCATATCAATTTTTTTACCGCATTCTACACACCTGACATTCCCATCTTCGCTATATCCGTTTTTAATTAGCCACTTTTTGAATTGCTTATTTTTTTGGCGTTTATTCAACAAGATTCCTCCACTTCGTTAAATCCGCAAACTAATGAGTTCATGTTCCAAATGCCGCCGCCTTCAAGAGCAACTTTTCTTTTGTCTTTCTCAGGAAATTCAAGAATCAACCCATTCACTAATACTGTTTTTACTACTAAAAATTTGTCTGTGTATTGTGGAACTCCTTCACCGATATACTTTACTTTGTCTCCTGGTTGAATACTCATACTCATTCCGATACCTCCTAAAGCAAACCGCTGTCAATCAGCAATACTTCGCCTTTTTCTTCAAGATTTTCTAACTGATTGAAAGCTTCTTCTGCGCCAGTCTTGTCACCCTCTTCTGTATGACTTTTAGCAAGCATTTTGAACGCTTCGTATTTATCAATTGTTTTGATTTCCTCGAAAAACTCTTTTTCGTCCTCTACGTCGCAAACAATATCCTTGTAAAGTTTTAAACATTGTTTTTCATCTTCAGCAGCGATTAATGCAAAATAAGGTTCTTTCATTTCATAAAATTTCATTTATTTTTCCTCCTGTTCCCAAACCCACTGGCTAAATGACTGTAATACTTGAGCTAATTCATCATCATTTAAATCACCATATGCATAAGCTACTTGCTTATACTTCATTTTTCCACCAGTAGTTGATAAAAATCCCATAATTTCGATAACTTCACGTAATCCGTTTAATTTGCATGATTCTTTCAACCAATCCAGCACAACCTGCTGATTTTCGCTGAATTCTGGTTTTGCCATTCTGACTAGCTCTTCCCCGATGTTACATACCGTTCCCCATTCTGGATACGTATCTTCAAATATTGGGTGTGTAAAATTCAAAGCTGTTTCCATAAGAATATTACCCATCTTTTCTAGCTCGCTCATTCTGTTCCCTCCAATAATTCTGGATTTTCGTAGACATTTCCGATGACTTCTTTATTTTCATATCCAGAATATTTGATAGTTTCTGAGTAATAAAAGCCGTCATTAAAACAAAATCTGCAGTCTTCATAAACAACTTTATCGATTTGTTCAAATCGTTCACCAGTCCCATAATTATTCACCGTGACCTTAACTATATCACCCTCAAAAATTTCAACGCCGTTCTTGTCTTTCAAGCCTGTTGATTGCATGAGAACATACTTATCAATCATTCCCCACATGCCATTTTCTAGATTGATAAGAGGCGCTATAAATCCTGTATCATCATCAATAGTCCATTCTACATTTTTATCTTCATCAGGATAATACATTATGTTTTCTTCTACTGAATATGCTCTAAATTTTGGAATCATCTTCTTCACTCGCTTTCTAAACAGAAACTTATATCGCAATCACAGCTAGATGCTGAAAGACTAGGTCATGGCACACTATCCGGCATGCTCGCTAGCTGCCCTCTATATTTTTATATCTTGGAACCGCCTATTCAAAGATATAAAAGTAGAAGCTGAGCTGAGTTATTTGCTTGATGTTTCGGTGGTAAGAGAAGAAACCCCTCACCTCCTTCTATAATTTATTTTTTCGAAGGCATCTTTCAGCATCTAGTTGTGATTGCGATATGTTTTTATCTGTATTGTTTGTAAATATATTTTTTTGCTTCTTTTGTTCGTTTTTCATAAGGTACAGCAGGACAATATATATTGTTTATCTTTAAAAATTTACTAAGTGATTTTTCATCTATATTGAGAGTTTTTGCTATTTGTGGTCTATAATAACCTTTCTTAATCAATTCAAGTATCTCTTCTTTTCTTGGCGTTATTGGTCGTATCAAAGTCAAACCGAGAAATGCTCTTCTAGATTTAACTGCTTCAGTAGTTCTATTTAATGCTAACGCTAAATCATTTGTTGATATGGACCTGTAGTTTCTACGTAGAAAATCATCTTCTTTTTTAGACCAACGACGCTTTAAATAACGCACTTCTGGGTCTTTTTTTCTCAATTCTGTTAGCCTCATACAAACAGCACCAAAGCTTCTACCTAAAAAATCAGCAGCTTCTTCTACTAAAGTGTCGCCTTCAAAAACAAAATATTCTAAATAAATGTCGTCATCTTCTGTCCATTTTTTAGCCATGTATTGATTCACCTCGTTTAAGCTAACTGCATTAATGCGCCCATCATTTTTTCATCGTCTTTTCTTTGTAACTCGTCCAATACGTGTGCATAAGTTTCTTGTGTAACACCTATATTCGCATGACCAAGACGAGCAGAAATACTATGAATCGATACTCCAGCAGCAAGCAATACACTTGCATGCGTGTGACGTAATCCATGTAAACTGATAGGTGTTATTCCTAAGTGTTTGCATTCGCTAACTAGAAAATGGTTGTAAGTTGAATTGAATTGTCTTTTATAAGAACCATCTTCAAATTTTTCAACGAAAATCGGTTCATTTGCTGGCAAATCTTTAATCACTAGTTGAAACTGACCAACAATTTGAAAATCTATGCTGATTGTTCGTTCTGAACTCGTTGTTTTCGTACTCTTAAAGCCGCCTTGGGTGCTTTTGTAGTTCCATGTCTTGTTTACTCTTAGTGTGCGAGCCGACCAATCAAAATCCGCTGGCGTTAAAGCTAATGCTTCGGCGTAACGCAGACCCGTTTTTGCTATAATTAAAATAAACCAGTCAATACTAATTTCGGGACTTAAGTCCAATGAACTTATAAGCTTTCTTAGTTCTTCTTTCTGTAGAAATTTTTTCTTTTTCTTTCGAACTGGTGGACGTCCTTTTATTACTGCTTTATACGTTGGATCTCTTTCTATCAACCCATCATGGAAAATGTCTTGGATGCATGATTTCACTTGATGGTGGAAGTCCATTGTTGTTTGTCGCTCGTGTGTTTTTGCGTACTCGTTCAACACATTCTGATAGGCACGTCTGTCTAAATCCTTTATTTTTAACGACGGTATTGTTTGTAAAATAAAATCTAACGCATAGTAATACTTATTGACTGATATTTCTGCAATTGCTCCTTCTTTATAAGTTGCAATCCATTCAGCAAAATAACTGGCAAAGGTTCTCTCTGTTTGTTTTGAATTTTTAGCCATTTCCGAACACCTCTTTTGTTGCTTGAATTAACACTCCTGATTCATCAGTATCAACGACTAACTCATCTAGCATTGAGACAAGTTCTTTTTCTGCTTTAGCTAGCTCTTCATTCGTTTTTCTTATATCTGCTAATAACTCGAATGGATTGATTGGCTCTTCTTCTTCGAATGTGTCTACAAATCTTGGTATATTCAAGTTAAAGTCATTTTCTGTTATTTCATCATAGCTAGCTAAATGAGCATATTTCTCGATGTCTTTTCGTTCTTTATATGTGTGAATAATTTTATTGATGTGATCGTCTGATAAAGAGTTTTGATTTTTTCCTTTATCAAATTCTTTGCTAGAATCAATAAACATGACATCACGTGTTTGTCTATTTTTCTTTAAAACAATTATTACCGTTGGTATTGACGTGCCAAAGAATAAGTTAGCAGGCAATCCAATAACTGCATCAATACTGCCATCTTCTAATAATTTTTTACGAATAACACCTTCAGCGGCACCACGGAAAAGAACACCGTGCGGCAAGACAACTGCCATTGTCCCCGAATCTTTTAAACGATAAAAACCATGTAGCAAGAATGCAAAATCTGCTTTTGTTTTTGGTGCTAACTTTTCGTAATGACTAAACCTTGGATCATCGAGCAACGTTGGACTAGCATCCCATTTTGCTGAGTAGGGCGGATTCGAAATCACAGCATCTACCTTTTCAATTGCTAATTCTTCGTTTATTTCTGTTAATTCGTAATCTGAAATTTTATATACTTTTTTTGTCACGCCACTTAGGCTATCACCGTGAATCACTTGAGCTTTCATCCCCCTAATCATTAAATTAAATAGTAAGAATGGTACTGCTCTATCTGATAGCTCTTCGCAAAGATACTCGTTATTTGTTGGTTGTCCATCGTTCCACCATTTTTTTATCGTTAATCCGCCAGTACCTGCTGCGACATCTAACGTTGACTCTGAATGGCCTAAAATCAGTGACAACACTTTTCCAACTGAATTTGGCGTAAAATCTTGCTTCTTAACTTTCCGATCAGCATGTTCGTCTTGAAAATATTCGTGAAACCAATCGAAAGTTAAATCTTTTTCTATTTCTAAAAATTTGTTAAACACGATTTCTCGTTTATCGCGACTTAGTAATATATTCATGAGCGCTTCTGGCGCTTTGTAGGCATCATCAACACCTAGCAATTCATTTATTTTTTCTGTTGTTAGTTTCATCGTTTTTAAAGGAGCAAAAAGCTTTTTATGCGGCCGCAAACTCCACTCCTTTCTATTTATTTTTTCTCTAGAACCTTTTTAAATATGTCATCCACTAATTTTTCTGGAATATTTGATCGTTCATTATAGCTTTTGGAAAAATTCCCCCAAGCAATTTCTTGTTTAATAACTTTATTTTTCAATCCCAAATGGATATTACTAGCAAATTTCGTGGGCTTCTGTAATGGATAATCATAATTGTTATACCTGGTTAAATTTTTAAATGGCAGTTTAAAATTCAAGACATCTTCGATATATTCCCAAATTTTGCCACTAGCGGGGTTCTCAATGATGAAATATTTTGGTTGGTACTTTTTTATAATTTTTATAGTATTAAAAACCGTTAACTCTCCATTCACTCTTTTTAAAAATTGCCTTTCATAAACATAATTAGTATCTTCGTAATCTATTGTGGTTCTTATAGTAAACGGGCTTGGTAATATCTGTGGTGCAAATAAATTATCTGTTACATCTTCTCTTTTCCAACAAGCATTACCATTTTTCATTGCACTAGCTACTGACCAGCTTTCACATGGTGGGCTTGCAATGATTAAATCTGGCTTTGGTAATTTGTCTAAAACTTTGAATAATTTATTATCATTAAACATATAAGAATAGTCCGCTAAATTCAGATGAATAAAATGGTCATTCTTATTTTCAATATCCAAACCTATGCTGTATATTTCTATATCTTCAAACTTTTGTGCAGAACGCTTATAACATCCGTTCCCACTATCAAATAGTGCCCATACTATCATAATTTCAAAGGAGTAAAGAATTCTTTACTGTGGCCACAAACTCCACTCCTTTCTGATTATTTGATTAATACATAAAATCCATTTTTCTTTGCAACGTCTCCTCGAATTCCCAAATGGCCTTCCAACTCTTCAAAGGTCCTTTTTGTAATTTTGGAAAGTTGCGTGTCATACCCCAAATTTCTAAGTGTCACGTATTCCTCTGGTGTTAATTGGTCTAAATCTATTGCCACAATTGGCGGAAAACGTTCAGCCGACGGCTTAAATGTCACACTAGTTAATTTCATTTTTTTACCTCACAATTTACCGCTTTATTTTTCGATTTAAGGCGTTTTAAATCATTTATGATTAAATTACCCTAAACTAGTTTTAAAATCTAGCTACGGTTAAATCACGTTACAAAAAACAACAAATTATTTCTTCTTCATCCAAGATTGATTGCTCTTGGTTTTCTTTTTAGGTTTTTCTTGAAATGATTCTTCTTTCACTTTTTCAAGTAATTGTTTTGGCTTTTCTGGTGGAATTACAACGTTTACGACCTTTCCACCTGCCACTTCTGCAGCAAGATTCGCTAATTCATCGTCTGTAAAATGCATCGCCTGCTTAATTTGATTAGTGATGTTACCGTCTTTATCCAGATATCCACTACATTTCACTACTTTTACTTTTTCCACGTGATCACCTACTCTGTTTTTAATGTACTGCTTCAGTTTTCGTATCCCTTTACCTCGGCCTTGTCCTTTGCGGACCACCCAAGTGCCATTTATCCCGAAGTAATCAATGACACCTACAGGCGTTTCAATCGCAAATTGGCAACTATCTTCGAAGTATTCAAAGGGATAGCCTAGCTCATAAATATTCTTCATTGCCTCTGTACTCATGAATTGCACATGAGATTTTCTTTTGTTTTTTAATTCTTGTGTTGGGTACTTTGTCATTATTTCTTTCCACCCCAAACCTTACAAATCGGATTCTTTGACGAATACTCCGTTTACCATTTCCCCTTGCCGATTTTTAATTTCGCTGTATGCTTGACTTAAGCATTCGTATAAGTCCATGTTATTTTGCATAGCGAGAATAATTAACGTCACAACCACATCACCTATACCATCTCTTAAATCATTTTCATTATTTCTTGCCAATGCAGCGCCAACTTCTCCGACTTCCTCAATCACTTTTAACATTTGCTTTTCTGGCTCTGCTTTATCTAAATGCTTTTCTTTCGCCCATTCTTCTACTAATTTAACTAATTCGTTCATCATTTTCCCTCCATGAATTCTTTTATTTGTCTATCAAGTTCCGCTTGCTCTTCTGGCGATAACTTTTCTTCTTGCTGGTTATTTGATTCTTTTGCCCATTCTGGTAAATTTTCAGCCCTAACATTTTGACGTTGGTAAGTCGTTCGTTGTTGGCCACGTTCTTTTTCATTCTTGATTTCAAATTTTAGTTTTTCAAACTGCGTTCTTAGCTTAGAAGCACTTCTAATGTTTCCAAACCAGAATGAATTTGTCGGTAACCAATCAAGAACATAGTCAATTGCTGCAATAGTTTGTTGATCTCGTTCTTCGATTAACCTGAACGTATCAGCCCACTTTTCAATATTGGCTCTTTTCATTTCACTTGGAAAATCATTGATTAAATTATTTTTTAACTTTTCAGCAAGGCGTAAATGTTCGTTAGAATATTTACGAGAAGGTTTTGAATCTTCTTTTTCTATCTCTAACTCTTTCTCTAACTCTATCTCTATCTCTGGTGTAGATTTGTCCGGACATTTGTTACCCTTTTTTTGGACACTTGTCCGGACGTTTGTAGTTACATTTGTCACATCATTAAGCAACAGACTGTCTTTTTCTTTCTTGATTTGTTGTCTATAATCCCTTTTTCTATCTGCTTCTGTTGAAGATTTTCCAATAAAATTTTGGATATCTAACATATAAATTGCTCCATTATCTAAAACCTCAATGAGCTCTAAATCTCTAAAAACCTGTATTGCTTTTTCGACATCTCCAACGCTATGCCTCGTCACTTGTGATAGCATTGTTGAGTTGAATGGTATCCTTTCGTTAAACATTAGGCGCCCTTCATATTTCAAACTTCTTAAATAAAGTTTTAATAAGATATTGGAATAGATATAACCATCGGGCATACTTTCTAGCACAATCATTTCATCACTATCGAAAAAATTATCTTTGAGTTTGAGATAGTAATATTTTTTATTGTCTGCCATGTTTATCCTCCAATGTGTAATTTCTTGATGGTATCTTGATTTAATTTAATACCTTTAACATGATATTTTTTCTTAAATGCTGTAATACCAATGTTATGTTTTTCAGTGTGATGGCATCGGCACAAACCAGCATAAGTGTATTCTGTATGGTCAACGCTTTTTCTTTTGCGCCGACCTAGCGCTTTATCGAAATGGTCAATATCTGCACCAGTTTTGCCACAAATGCAACAAACTCGGTTAGTTATACATTTGTAAAAGTAATATTCTTGATTTGCTGGTAAAATGTCGTACCCTTTTTTGAAAGGAATATTATTTTCAAAGATGAAATTCAAGATAATGTTCGCTAAAATGGTTGCATCGTCCATTGTGTTCATTGAGTCGTTTCTGAGGCTAATTTCATAGCCTTGTAACGCTTCAAATCTGAGATAGAACATTTCCTTTAACACTTCTGTTTCTTGCCCTGTGAAAGAGAATATGTCTTCTAGCATTGCAAAGATAAATCGACGTTGGGCAACACTAAATTTTCTCGGATCAATAAATCTTATTTCAACTTCTCTTGGCCCTGTATAATCAAAATACATGGTTTTTAATCGTTCAATATTTATTGCTTCGTTTATTACTGCTGTTATTGAGTTGTCTTTCAAACTCTTAATAACAGCAGAATAAACATTGTTTAGGTTCATTCAATCACTTCCACTTGAATCCCGTTATTAATAATAAAATTGTTTAGAGCAACTAACTTTTGATGTTCTGCTGTTAGTCTTAACGTAACTGTTTTCTCTAGTTGTTTTTTGCTGGTTTTTGGCGCTTCTTCCGTGATGATTTCGCCTGTCGCAGTGTCAACTGTTTTATTGTTGATTGTTTCAGTTTTCAAAGCAGCAATGGCTTCGTCGTGTTCTTTTTTTGCTCTTTCACGTTCTTCTTGTTCTTTTTTTAAAGCAACGGCGGAATCAATTTCTTTTATCAGCTCTGGTGCAGTAGACCCTTTATCAATTAATGCGACCCAAGAAAACGAGTCAAGGCCAACTGCCTTAGCATAATTTTCAACAATGAGCTTATCGTTTTTTATACGTTCTTTTTCAGATGCAACTGCTACCATCGATGCCGCTATTTCCTCAATAGTTTTCTTATTTGGTTCACCTTTAACTGTGAAAGCTGTTTTATTAGTCCACGAACTAGGAATTTCAATTTCGTCAATGGATACATTGTAGTTTTCAGACATTTCAGCAATCACTTTTTGAAGCTTTTTGCTTCGTTTCTGCTTCTCTGCTTCTTCGTATGATTTGATGCTTTCGTTAATTTCTGAACTAACTTCACTTATTTTTTCAGTATATTTTTTTATTTTTTCCTCAAAATCTTTTAACGGCTTATCATATTGATTTTTAACTTCTTTACGTTGATCATCTAGCAACGTTACAACTTTATTTAAGTCTGCTCTTGCTTTTTTAGCTTCAGGAATGTTTTCATCTGTGAAAATCATTGTTGAATAGTGCTTAACTGCGCTCTCAACCATCTCAGACAACTGTGCTTCATTTTGGATAGTGATTTTACTAGCTTTAAAATCAACATTAAACTGCAATTCTGTTGTTAATTCGTTTGTCATTAGCTTTGCCCCCATGTAATGTTTTCTTCTGGTTGTGGCTGGAATTGTTGTATCCATTGTTTCAGAACTTCAACAGCTTTATTGAACATACTAGAAGGCATGTTTTCATTGACATCAACATTCAATTCTTTACTTAGTTCATTCCGCACATAGTCAAGTTCAGAATTCGATAACTCAGAAAGTTGTCTGATATGATCGTTTAACGTGGCTAACTGTTTACCGCTAATCAAATTAACTTTCGATGTATCATTGTTCTTTTCAGCTGCCGTTTGGCCATCGTCGTCTTTATCTGCTGCAATTCCAAACGCTGCCGAAAGCGAGTAACGTCTTGCATATGTCGTTAAACTTCCTAATCCTTGAGGATTTGTCCCGCTGTTTGGAAATTCAAAAGGTCCATGAACTATATATTGACCACTAACGTGAGTAATAATTGTTGTGACTTTTAACGCATTATTCTCATTGACGACATTTTGTTGAAAATCAATTCCGCTTTCGGATTCTTGTGCAGCTTTTCTAATTGCTTCTTCAATCGCTTTTAGAGTTGCATATTGGAAATTCATTGGACCTTTTTTCGTTGTATAGGCAACTTCTGCATCAAATCTTGGTTGAATTAATTTGCTTTTTAGCTTATACATCCCATCAAACAATTCTTTTAAATTTTCGCTGTTCTCGTTCATTTATTCCCCTTCTTTCAGTAATGAAATAACTTTTTGAAGTCCTTCGATTAATTCAACTTGATTAAAATAAGCACTTTCATCTAAACTCTCGAATACTGTTCTAACTTCTTCATCTTCGCTATCTTGGTAAACAGCAACATGATTATTAATAGCATCCTTTTCAAAAATCAGTGATCCATAAGGTGAATGATTATCAATTAAGACAATTCTTTGCATTGAATCCACTTCCACTCTCATGCTATAATTCTCCTATCAATTAATTTTGTTTGTGACTTTTTGCTTGCCGGCGGAAGTCACTTTTTTGTTTCTTGGATAAATAACGCTTCTGGAAATACTGCCTTATTTATCGCAGTGTCTGGATATTTTTCTTTCAGCTTTTGAAATACCAGGGCTTTCGTATCCTCAACCACGTAAATTTTCAAACTATCTTTTCCTACTGCTTTAAACATCTAAATTTCCTTCTCTCTTTTTGTTGAATAATGTATATTTGATTTTTTTGTTGCTGGTACCATAAATCAGCAAGTTTTTTCGTTTGCTCTAGTTTTTCTATTCTGGTCATTCTTTTTATTCCTTTCTCTGGTATAATATTATTTATCAGCAAGTGGTCTGCTGAAATAATTAAGAAGGAGGTACCTACAGATGCGCAAACCTTATATGATAACTTATGATTTGAATAGTCCGGGCCAAAGATACGACGAGGTTATAACAACTATCAAAGAAGAACTTTCAACAGGTGCTTGGTGTTGTTATTGGAAATCATCGTATCTAATTAAATCTGATTTGACACCCAACCAAATGATTGACAAATTAAAGCCTTATATTGACAAAGGTGATAAATTTTTTATTGTTGAAATAGTCAATAACAAACAAGGCTGGTTGACAGAAAAACAATGGGGATACATTAATAACAATATTTTTAATTAAGGTTTGGGATACAAATTTCATCTACGCTATAAATATTTCCATCGCTATCTTGAGGAGTAGTTCTTGCTACTTCTCTTTTTTGATCTAAATCCCCTTGATTACTAACTATAGTTTGGAGCAATTCGTTTGTTTTTTTCTGTTCTCTCAATAGTTCATCTTTGTCTTTTCTTGTCATTTCTTAACCCCTTTTTTTCAAAATATTGATACTTCGCTTCATCCCAATTGAAGAACCAATGGATAAAGAATGGAACGCTTAATGTTGCTAACACTGACATTGAAAAGTGACTTTTCAACAATGTACCTAGCGCTATCATCAATAAAAACATCCCTATCAATCGTGCTTCACGTATTGCTTTCATGATTAACCTCCTACACATGGATTCTATTTTGAATTTCTAAATATCTTAAAAATTCGAGTTCTTTTTCAATTTGATATGCTTTTCCTTCGGTCAGTTGTTCTGATTGTCTAAGCGCTGCTCTATCATCTTGTAGCTGTTTACGCTCTTTTTTGATTTGGTTGAGTATCCAGCTTTCTTGTTCAGTTGTATAAGCCATAACATTCTCCCTACGCTATGTCATTTAAGTCAAAACTCATTTGTCTTACAACTGTTTTTGTGGCTGTAGACGGCTCCCAGTCATTGATATACTCAATTACCATTGGATAATGTTTTTCTCTTAATTGTGAGCGGGTACCCACACCTGTGATTTGCTTAATACCTGAATTAATATCTTTGTAAAGCTTGCCACGCTGTTCCTTTGTGATTTTTCCAAATCCTCTTGCTACTTCTGCTACTCGTTGATGAACTCGACGTGATAAGTAGCCATAATCATCTGCACCGATTTTTTGATTGTCTTTTAAGTCGGCTACTTCTTTTTCGATTACATCTACACGCTCATTTGTTTCTTCATTTGCTGATAAAGCAAGCATTGCCAATTCTCTTTGAGAGGTTGGAAGTTTAGCCTGTTGAATTTCTTTTTCCATTTGATTAAAAGCTTCGATATATTTCAATTTAAATTGCAAAGCTTTTTGACCTGTGAATCCCATTGCTAATAATGTAAATCCGTCACGGTTCATAATTACTTGGCGATAAGATTGTTTGTTTTGTGAATGAATGTAGGTATCTTCGTAAAATAGGTCGGCATAATTTTGTGCCACCCCCTCTTTTAATTCATCAATGGCTTTTAGAACAACTTTGTGTTCTTTGCAAAAAACTTCAGCAACTTGTAAACTACTTGTTACTGCTTGTCGGTCTTTCATAGTTACTAAATTTGTCATTATCTTTTTCCTCCTTTAAATCTCAAAAGTTTCTTTTAAAAATCGTTGTAATTCAGAGCGTTCAATCCGTATATCTTGACCGCTCCAGTGTTGTACTTTTAAACCTCTTGAAATCCAGCTACTTAATTTTTCATCACCGATTTCTAAAATCTTCCTCACCTGAGTTTTGTTTGGATAAGGTGGTAATTCAATAACCTTGGTCAACAAATTTAAACGTTTTTCAACCTCTTTTAAAACGACAAAGGTAATATTATTAGCTAATTCATCTTGAATTACCTCATCAGGTATATTCAGCTGCATATACTACACCTCCTGTTTTTCATTTTCTAATAACTCGTCAACAGATACATTTAAATAGTTGGAAACTTTTTTTAAACTAGATAAATTAGGATTTTGCTTATCCCATCTATAAATTGCGTTTTCCCCTACCCCTGATTCTTTACCAATTTTTTTAACAGTTAAATTTTTTTCTAACGCAATCTTTTTGATATTTGCAACAATAGACATTGTCATTACCACACCTCCAATCCTTTATGATAAAAATAGTTGACAAAACTACCAAATATGGTACTATAGACATAAAGAAATAAGCATATCAAATCCGCCAAGATTTTATACTATTTTTTAGTATTATTTTGCTCATTTCTAATATCTGAAATCAGTATACTACCGAATTAGATAGTTGTCAACCATTTTTGGTAGATAATTTTATTTAGTGTACTTTTTTCTCTGAAAGGTGATTATATGAATACGTTGGAAAGAATAAAGTTACTTGCTAAACAAAGAGGAATCACGCTCAAAGAACTTGCTAGCAAAGTTGGTATAGGGGAAAATTCTCTTTACCGTTGGGATAAAACAAGCCCTCAGTCTGACAAATTACAAAAAGTAGCAGATTATTTTGATGTTTCCACTGACTATTTACTTGGTCGTACTGAAAAGAAAAAATATTATGAGTTATCCAATAAAGAAAAGAAGGATATTGCTATTCAAGCAGAAGAATTAATTGAAGGTATAGCTAATGGCGAAAATCTTAATTTTTACGGTGAACCAGCTACTCAAGAACAAAAAGACCGTCTTTTAATTGCTATACGTACTGCGATGGAAATGAACAAAGAAGAAGCCAAAAAGAAATTCACACGTAAAGATTATAGAAACTAATAGGGGTTGGTATTATGAATAATTATGTCGAAAATCAATTCGATAAAATCGTCACAAAATACCAACCTAGCAGTGTCTACGACTTGGTAAAAAAGGCGAACTGTAAAATACTTTATGCTGATATAGATGATGAAACTGGAGGTTGTACACAAACTAACAACAGGTGTCATACGATTATTGTTAACGCAAATTGGCCTGAGCACTATCAAAAGTTTGTGATATTACATGAATTCAGTCATATAAAACTGCACAAAGGTGCTAGTACGCCTTTTTACCGTTCTTTAGGGTTAGATACATTTGTTTCTAAAATGGAATGTGAAGCAAATTCTCTCGCTATGAAATTACTTCTGCATATGCAAGATCAATCAATCATGCACGGACTAACAAAATTTCAAATTATGGATTATTTAGGATTACCACACGAACTATCAAGATACTTTTAAATAGCCATTCGGCTATTATTAATTTCACAAAAAAAGAACGTATGTTCAAAAGGAGTAATTAAAATGACTGACTTTAACAAAGCTTTAACTGCCAAGGAACTGATTTCCATACTAAATACAGTGCCACCAGAAACAAAGGTGCACTTTATCGGGGCCACTTTATGTTCAGGAAATTTACTTCCATTCCACGCACCTGTTTTTCGAGTATCAAAAGGGTATAAAATTACAAGCAACAACGAATTGTCTATAGGACTATTTGGAGTTCAAAAAAGTGATATAGAATTAAATATAGAGGGAAAATAA